ACGGCACGACGATGCGTGCGTTCACGGTGCTGTCGGTGCAGTTGTAGGCGAGCCGGTCCCAGTCGTCGACCTTGCCGTGCGCGAGGCTCTCGCCCTTCTCCGTCGTCTCCCATCGGTCGACGTCGGTGAGCACGGAGCCGACGACCTTCAGCCCCTTCGGCAGCTCGGGCGCGCGGAACCGGGCCGCGAACAGCGTGTCGATGATGGGCAGCGGCGTGACGCCGAGCCACTGCTCGACCACCTGACGGTCGTAGCTGCCGGCGTTGTGGCCTACCTTGACCTTGGTCGTGTCCGACAGGAACCGGCGCAGGATGTTGAGGATCCGCGCCTCGTCGTGCGGCTCGTAGAACCGCGTGTGGCCGTCGCCGCTCAGGATGTTGAGGCCCATGACGCCGGCGCGCCGCGCTTCGATCTGGCCCTCGCGCAGCGCGCGCCCCGCCATGTTGAGGTCGGGATGCGCGATGGCGATGGAGCGCACCTTGCACGTCATCGCCTCAATGCCGTCCGTCTCCAAGTCGTACGCCCAGAACGGCATGTCCTGATCGAGGAACGCCTCCAGCTCATCGGGCGTCGGGTTGAACGTGCGCTCCGGCTCGGTCCACCGAAGCTGCCCCGAGAACCAGCGCATCGCCTTGCCGAGGTCCGCCTGCATCGTTGCGCGCCACCCCGGAGCCTTCTGGACGAAGCCGGGATGGAACGTAGGGAACACTCGCCGCAGCGCGCCTTCGGGCCGTGCGTCGCCCGCCAGCGGAGTTTCCATGAGCGCCTGCCAGTTCTCATCGACCCACACCGGGCCGCCGCGCAGCGCGAAGATGCTCTGTGCCTTCGCCGTCAGGGCGTTGGCCGCCGACCGGCCGAGCGCGATGATGTTCTCGTAATCTTCTGCCTCACGCAGTAGACGGGGGCGGCAGCACGAGATAGGGTCCGGGAGGGCCGGGAGCCCAGTAACAAGACGACGGCGGTTCTCCTTGTCGAGCGCCTTGGTCATCTTCTCCCATGCGTTCGGCTGCGCGCCTGCGTTGCACGCGACGACATGGGTGAGGCTGATGTCGGTGCGCTTGCGGCCCGTGGCGAGGAGCGCGAGGTTCCACTCACCGCCGCTGCGGCCGGATAGCGGGCGCTCGTTGGCGGAGTCGTCGACACCTGGCGACTCCGCCACCGCCAGCACGACGGCGTTCTCATGGATCTCCGGCGCGACCGGGCGCCACGGCCCGTCGCGATGGCTGCCCTTGGGGCCGAGCGGACACTCGTCGCAGCGCGCCCCACAGGCTCGCGGGTCGTAGCTCATCGGGCAACCTTCGGCGGGTAGAAGACGGCGACGGCCGACGGGAACGGCGCGCTGTTCTTGGAGTCGCCGAACTTGAGACGGCCGCGGATGAACGTCACCGTCGCCATCGGCAGCACGTAGTCGTGCCACCATGCCGTGTCCGTGCGGGCCGGCAGGAGACAGACGACGGTCGCGCCGTTGCGGCTCTCGTTGTACGCCTTCTTGACCCACTGACCGATCTCGCGACCGTAGGGCGGGTTCATCCAGCAGACGTCGAGGGACCAGTCCTGCTTCAGTCCGTTAGCGTCACGGTCGAAGAAGCGGGCGCACCTCGCGTTGTCTGCGTCCGCGCACACGTCGAGCGTGAAGCCGAAGATGGCGTTCCACTCGTTGAAGAACTCGATGGGGGTGGCCCACTGGTCCGTGGCCGACGAGAACATGAGATCGGTGTTCATGCCGCCCCGTATCCTTACCGAGGCGGCATGACAAGCAGACGCTACATCTTCAGCGCTTCGCCATCGGGGGTGTTCCCATGATGGGCTCCTCGCCCATGTCCGTCACGGGCGCCGGCTTGTCCAGCTCCGCGAGCATCTTCTCCGTGTCCATGACGCGCTGGATGTCGCCCATGATCAAGTCGTGGAACTTGGCGCCGGGAAGCACTTCCTGGCCGCCCGCGCTCCTCGGAGACTTGGCGATGCGAACGGCGCCGTCGCTCTTCACCTCGTACTCGTAGCCGCCGCTGCCCTTGTAGAGGCCCGGACCGAAGCCGTAGGAGCCGGCCTCGTTGACCATGGCGAAGCTCTTCGGCCCCGTGGTCGGAGACGGGCGCACGACACGCTCGCGTTCCATCTGTCCTTCGCGGCGCATCTTGTCCATCATCTCGCGATATTCGGCCATGTAGACTCCAAGTCGCGACGAGCATAGCAAAAACGAGAACGCCCCGCCACTATGGGCGGGGCCGAGCTTACGTTCTCGTCGGGCATTGAACTGCAAGAAGTGCCTACTCAACGGAGCTGGGCAGACACTTTTTGCAGGCCCGTGTCTACGGTTCCCTCGTCAGGGACTAACGGGCGACGCCGACGGCCGGGGGCGGCGGGAGACGAAGACCGCCGGCGGGAGCCGGGGCCACCGCCTGCACCGGGGCCGCGATGGACGCGGACGGGGAGGCCGGGATGCCGGCCGGAACCGCCGGAGCGGTGCGCTGCGGGGGCACGCCACCGGCCTGCGCCACGGGCTTGGCGCCCGACGCGATGGCCTTCTCGTACTGCTCCTTCGAGAGGAACTTGTTGATCTTGGCGTAGGAGCCCTGCACGCCCTGCTGGCCGGGCACGAACTCGACGTACGCCTTGCGGCCGCCGTTCGTCCCGGAGACGAACCACGCGTCGCTGATGTCGTTGTTCTCGATCTCCTCGTTGGTGAAGCCGAAGGAGGAGAGGATGGTCTTCAGGGCGGCGATGCGGCCCTTGAAGCTCTTCTCGGGGAGGCCGTCCACCGGGACGTGGAGGAACTCGAACATCTTGAAGCCGTTGGGGAACTCGACCGTGAAGCGGCGCGCGTCCTGCTTGTCGCCGGCCTTGTACTCGACGCTGATGCCGGACACCTCGTAGTAGCCCGCCTCGGGCTGGGAGGAACCGAGGACGGAGACGCCCTTGAAGCTGGCGCCGCTGATGCTGAAAGACATGGGAACTCCGAACGTGGTGGTCTGGGTGGTGATGAGAGCGAACGACTACCCGACGGAAGGAGGAGGCACAGGCACGCCGCCGCCCTTCTTGGGTTCATCCTTCGGCGCGAGGTCGAAGAGGTTCCTCGCCTTGCGCTTGAGGAACGTAGCGCGGGCAATACCATCTTGGCAAGCCCAGCGGAGATGAATTTGTTGATGACCCGCGTGGAACAGCGGATGCTCCTCGGAGATAGCCTTGATGGAACCGTGCACATCGCCGGACGCGAGGATGCGCTCGGCCAGCGCGTCGGCCAGATCGTCCTGCCACTCGAGCCCCGCGACGCGGGTCAGCGCGTACCCGCCCGCCGAGGCGCGCAGGATCTCGCGGAGGTTGCCGGGGGTCTTCGCCCAGCACACGCCGGTGCGATCTCCGGTGACCCACTCCGGCGACGTCGGGTCGCAGAAGTAGGTGCCGGGGAACCACGGGTCGGGGTAGGTCGAGTCGACCATCGCGCGCACGTTGATGTCGCACCACGACGGCAGCGTCTCCACCTGGTTGCGGCTCGGCACGTTCGGGCCGCCGGGGCAGAAGAACCCCTCGGCGTTCGTGCCCGGCATGCGCTCGTGGAACGTGAAGGCGAGATGCACGCCCATGTGGCGGCACAGGCCGGACAGCATCAGCAGGTACTTGTTGAGCTGCTGGTAGGCGTAGAACTTGTCCTTCTTCCCGCTCTTGCCGGCCGGCGCCTCTTCGTTCCAGACCATCATGCTGCGGTCGCAGATGTGGCTGGCGTCGTCGATGATGATGGCGCCGTACTGCTTCGCCATCCCCGTCTTGTGGACGTAGTCGAGCAGGACGACCAGCTCGTGCAGCGTCTGCGGCGGCTCAGGGTGAACAGCGGGCGTGAAGCCCAGCTCGTTCTGCGCGACGAGCGTGATGGCGCTCGGCACACCGATGCACAGCGCGGTCGGGAACGCCGCCAGCACATCGCTCGTCTTCTTCTTCTTGGGTTTCCCGTACACCGTCACCATGACGGTCGGGTTGTCGGTGGTCATTCGTGGCACTCCGACCCGGTGGTCTGCATCGTCGCTGGGTCGAAGACGACGAAGCACACGCTCAAGCCCGAGGCCCGAGCGCGCAAAGGTTGAGCCCGGCACAGGCTCCGTACCGGCCGTAGCACGACAGTTCGTTCTGCGCCTTCGGCCAGTCCCAGTAGTCGGTGGTCATGTCGAGCTGGGCGATCTGATGCTCCGCCCACCAGAGCCACTTGGCGAAGCCGGCGTCGCGGTGAGGGGTCGACGGCACCTGAACGCGCGCTACGCGGCCCAGCTGCGTCGAGGAGATGAGGTTCAGGGTCAGGCCGCCGAAGGCCGCACCGTAGAGCTGCTTGCCCATGATGCGGAACGCAGCGAACCCTCCGTCGATAGCATAGGCCGTGGCGCTGCTTTCCGCACTTACGGACGCCTGATGTTTGTGGTCCCAGATGTAGTAGCGTCCCGACTGGTCGCGTGTTACGAGGTCCATGCGGCGCGTGAGCGTGATGGGACGCCCATGCTCTCGGTGGTCGGGCATGTGTAGCGGCGTCACCTCGATGTCGGCACCGTCGAGACTCCGCCACGCGCCGCCCACCTCTTCGCCAACCCACAGACCCCACTCGCCGCGCAGCGTGCCGAGCACCGCCGTGACGGATGCCTCCACCGCGATCACGTCGCCGGGGCTCTCGGGGAACTTGGCGAGGTAGGCGTGGAACACCTTGCGCATGTGCGGCAGAAGCTCGTGGCTCCCGTACTTGTCGCACCACGCCTGCGCCGCGTCCTCCGGCTCCATGAACACCGAGGGGTCGGAGTAGTGGGCCTCGTCCACGACGACGCCCTGCGGCTGCCCCGCGCCCCAGATGGCGTGCAGGTGTGCCTGGAGCGTGTGGCCGATGCTCCCCTTCGCCAGCGCCTCAATGGGCGGGGCGATGTTGGGGGAGCGCCCCTGCTCATCGACCATCCGCGCGGAGCGGTTCTGGTAGGCGAAGAACTGGGGGCACTTGGCGAAGTTGCCGATGCGGCTCCAGCCTCGGCTGGACTTCCCGGCGTCGATGAGCATCTTGGTCATGGCGTCACTCTATACCTATAGGTACGGATGCGCCACCCGACCACACGCTATTCTTCCTCTTCCTCGACGAACAGCTTGGACACGACGTCGTCCATGAGGGCCTCGCGGTCCTCCATGCCGAGGAGCTTGTCGCCCATGCCGTCCAGCTCGTCCGCCGCGAGGAACTGCTCGATGGGGCCGAACTTGTCGGTCAGGATCTCGACGACGCGCTCGTCGTAGGTCGCCGCAGCGACGACGACCTTCAGCAGCGTGGCCCGCCCGCCATGCCGGTCGAACCGGCCACGCCACTGAAGGAAGTCACCGGGCTTCCACGGAAGCATCGCGAAGATAGCGAGGTCCGCCGTCTGCATGCCGTCGACCGCGATCCCGAAAGCCTGGCCGGTCCCCACCAAACAGCAGGGACCGGCACTGCTTCGGAACCCGTCGATCATGTCGTTGCGCTCGGACTCGCTTACGCCGCCGTGCCCAACCCAGACCGTCGCGTTCGTCGCCTCGTCACCGGTAGAGACGGCCTTGCGGATCGCCTCACCCCAGCGCTCAGCTTCCCGGCGGCGTGCCGTGAAGACGATGACCTTGCCCCCACCCTTCAGCCCTTCAAGGGCCTCCGAGACGACGTAGCCACGCTTCCGCGAACACGCCTCCGCAAGACGCGCCTCAATGAGGCGTTCTCGCGCCGGCACATCTTCATAATCACCCCGCGTCTGACGCGCAAGCTGTTTGATGGCTTGATCGAAGGTTTGTGCGTCGTCGTAGCGCTCGGCCTTGTCCTGCGTGTCGACCGGCAGGTAGACGACCTGAACGCGCGTCGGCGGCAGGCTGGAGTGGCTCTCGGTGTACGGCACCTCGTGCGTGAAGAAGGAGCAGCGCGCCCGAAGCTCGTCGATGTTGCTGCTCCCCTTGTCGTCGAAGCCGCCGTAGGGGTTCGGGGTCGCGTCGCAGTAGCGCTCCGCGAAGCGCCGGTAGCTGTGCGCGAAGCCGCCGGGGGAGAGGAGGTCGAGCTGCGCCCAGAGGCGGCGCGGGCGCCCGTCGTCGAGCGGCGTGGCGGTGAGGCCGATGCGGAGCGCGAGGCTCGGCAGACGGCTCACGTCCATGATGGCGACAGACCATGCGTCGCGGTCCCCGCTGGCGGTCTGGCGACGGCTGAAGTCGACCGTGCCGTCGGACTTGTTGACTGCCTTCCACCGCTTGCTCTGCCCGTGGATGTGAAGCTCATCGAGGATCAGCACCTCGGGCTCCAGCTTCATCACGAAGTCGAGGTGGTCGTTGAGCGACTCGGCGCCGACCACGACGAAGCGACGCTGCCCCGTCTGCGCGCAGTGCGTCGTGTACTGCTGCCACGTCATGTCGCCCTTGCGACGCTCGCTCTCGGGGGTCAGTCGCCACGGCAGGATGTTCGTGTACTGCTGAACTTGTGTCCACCAGACGTGCCTGGCTTTGGCCGGACAGATGACGAGGACCGTGCCGGGCCGCGTCAGCGCGTCGACCAGCGCACCCGCGGTCTTGCCCGCGCCGCACGGCCACACCTTCATCGTCCACGGGCGCGTCGAGGCCCACGCCGCACCGCGCCGCTGGTAGGCGGTCGCCATCGCCTCGACGTGCGGCTTCAGCTCGCCGCGCGCGACGTGACCCTTGATGAGGCGCCGGCCGCTCTCCTCGAGCAGGCCGAGGCCGTCGGTGTCCTGCGGCCACGGCGTGATGGTGTGCGCTCCAGCCTTCGGCTCGGCCTGCCAGCCGCCGATGCCCCACCCGACGAGGAAGTGCTCGACCATGAACGCGGCGTGGACCGGCGCGTACAGCTCGATGTGCGACGGCGAGCCGTCGTCCGGCCACTCGTTCTTGGTGAGGCGGTACTTCTTGCGGCCACGGACGGCCCACGCAAGGACGCCGGGGATGTTCTGCTCCAGCGCGACGGCGTGCTGGGCGTAGGTGGATGGCTCAGGTAGTCGGTACTGGTAGTGAGGCAGATGCCACATGGTCGTTCTCCAAGGCACCGGCAGCGTAGCGCGCGTCTACCGCAGCGGCAAGGCTTCTTGACAACACGGTAACGCTGCGGTAGATAGATGCCACGGGCCGCCGATGGCCCCCGGAGGCAT